AGAACATACTTTCATTCAGAGAAGACTTTATAGAACAGCATTGGGCTGAGCTATACGAACATACTGTTACATTGTGCCATAAACATCATCTACAATTGCACTCGATTTATGGTAGAGACCCAAAATTAACAAGCGCAACAAAGCAGCAACGCTGGGTAGAGATTCAAAGAGAAAAACATGGCATGGTATGATAGAATGTTAGGCAGACAGCCTATAGTAGTTGAAAGCGAGGAAAAGTTAAATCCTGCGCAGCAATACTATGACCATAAAACGGAGCCTTCGCGAGAGCTAAAGTTTCGTTACGAAAAAGCGTACGAAGACCTTGAAATTGTCAACCGAGGCGTAAATCTAATAGTTGACGATGCTGCAGAGATACCTACAACAGTAGGTGCACAGATACAAGGGGTCCAAAACGTAGTAAAAGGTATAAAGAGATCAAAAGTTTCTTTACTTTTAAATAAGGAGCCAAATCCATTTCAAGACATCAGCACCTTTCGTCGTAACTTAATTACAGACTTTGTGCTCGACGGAAACATCTTTATATATTTTGATGGTGTACATATGTACCATCTTCCTGCAAGTAAGATGGTTATTCATGCAAGTGAAAGTACTTATATTGAAAAGTTTACTTTTAATGAGCAAGTAGAATATAAAACCAGCGAAATCATCCATGTAAAAGACAATTCTTTTTATTCAATTTACAGAGGTATATCAAGATTAAAACCAGCATTGAGAACAATGCAACTAATGTCTTCAATGAGACAGTTCCAAGATAATTTCTTTAGAAATGGAGCAGTTCCAGGATTGGTACTCAAAACTCCGAATACATTATCGGAGAAGATTAAAGAACGAATGATTCAGTCATGGAGCATTCGTTATAAGCCAGATGCAGGAGGTCGAAGACCTCTTATACTTGATGGTGGAATTGAAATTGACCAAATAGCAAATGTCAATTTTAAAGAATTAGATTTTCAAGAAGCAATTGCTGAAAACGAAAAGATAATTCTAAAAGCTCTTGGAGTTCCACCAATTATGCTAGACTCTGGTAACAATGCAAATATTCGTCCAAATATGAGAATGTATTATTTGGAAACTATACTACCTATAGTGCGAAAGTTAAACATGGCACTTGAAAGGTATTTTGGCTTTGAAGTAAAAGAGGACATTACAGATATTCCCGCACTTCAGCCAGAGCTTCGAGATCAATCGCAGTACTATACTGCTTTAGTGAATGGAGGAATTATTTCTCCAAATGAAGCGAGAGAACATTTAGGATTTGAAGCCGTAGAAGGACACAGTGATTTACGAGTTCCGGCTAATATTGCTGGAAGTGCTGCAAATCCCGATGAAGGTGGTAGACCCATAGAAGGAGATGAAGATGGCGAGACTTAGAGTCCGAAATGAAATATTGAAGGCAATCGGAATGTTCATGCTAGAGAAAGGAAAAGTTCTTGAAAAGCATGACTATGATGAATTTGGAAACGATGTGCCTATTCGCTCTGGAATGGCACTAAATCATTTTGGAAGCTGGTCAAGACTTCTTCAAACTTTAGAAGGAACATTTCCTGATCTATGGGAAGAGATTAAAAAGGCAGAGAATCCTCCGCCTCCTCCTCCACCACCCAAGCCTGAAGCTCCAGCAAAGAGAACTACTCTGTCCTCTAAAAAGACTTCAGTGAAGAAGGAAGTATAATGAATAAGATTTTTAATCTAACTTCTACTTTCAAGTCGCAAACCGTTGAAGACGGAAGTGTCATGATTCGTGGCATGGCAAGCACAAACGATTTTGACCGTGCAGGAGATACTATTTCTCCTGACGCTTGGGCAAAAGGTGGCTTGAGAAATTTCGAAAATAATCCTATCATTCTTTTTAATCATGACTATAACAAGCCAATTGGAAGAGCCACAGGGCTCAAGGTAACTCCAAATGGTTTAGAACTTGAAGCGAAGATTAGTAAGTCCGCACCCGAAAGCGTGTGTGAGTTAGTTAAAGACGGTGTCCTTGGAGCCTTTTCTGTTGGTTTCCGAGTCAAGGATGCTGATTACCTATCGGAAACTGACGGATATAAGATAAAGGACGCTGAGTTGTTTGAGGTATCGGTTGTTTCCGTTCCCTGCAATCAAGCAGCTACTTTCTCTCTGGCGAAATCTTTTGACTCTGAATCAGAGTATGAAGATTTCAAGAAAACTTTCACCAATCGTGTAGATCTAGCCGGTCAGTCTCTGGCTAAGGATGAAGATAAATCTTCTAATGTAGCTAGTGAAACACCGGACGGGGTTAACGCCCAAAAGGAGATCAAAATGTCGGAAGAAGTAAAAACTCCCGAAATCGACTTGGAAGCATTTGCTAAGAAGGTGGCAGAAGAGACTGCTGCTAAAATTGCAATGAAACAAGCCGAGACAAAAGCTGCAGAAGAAAAAGCAGCACAAGAAGCTGAAGCACAGGTTCAATTAGAAGCTGAGCAAAAAGCGGCTCAAGAAGAAGAAGTTAAGCAAGCTGTTGTATCTGGTGTTGAATCAGGTACTGAAAGGCTTATGGCTGACGTTCAAGAGCAACTTACGAAGCGTGGCGCTGATATGGAAGAAACGCTTCAGAAGTACAAGAAAGAGCTTGAAGAAAAGACTGACGAAATCACTAAGATGCGTGAGTCTAAGCGTGTATTCGCTGATCGCTCTTCTAAGTCTGAAATCAGCAGCTTCGGCCAAGATTTCTTGAACGCCCATATGTTGGGTGTAATGACACAGAAAGGTTGGGATACTGACTTTGCTCGTGACATTCAAGAGAAAGCTGGTATCGACTATGCTTCAAACGCAGCAGATATCGATCAAGAAGTATCTTCTTTGATTGAAAAAGAAATTCAGAACGAACTCAAAGTAGCTCGTCTGTTCCGTGAAATTCCTGTAAATGGTAAGTCTACAGTTCTCCCCATCTCAGTTGATGTTGAGCCTGCGGTATTCGCAACGAATGCTACTTCTGGCAACTTGGAGAATCGTGGCGCATCAGACAGCACCTACAAGCCTAAGCAAGTTATCTTGAATGCTTATCGTTTGATTTCTAGCACCTTTATGGACAACGAAGTCGACGAGCAAGTACTCATCAACTTGATGCCTATGCTTGTTGAAGGTGTTGCACGTGCACACGGCCGTGCAGTAGAAGGCGCTATCCTTAACGGTGGCGGCAGCATTTCTGGCCTTGACGGTGTTGCAGCAGCAGCTACCGCGAAGCACGACATCGACGGTGCTTCTATTGCTACTGGCAACTTCTCGACCATGACCGCTACTCAACTCCTTGCAGCACGTAAGGAAATGGGCAAGTACGGCCTGAATCCTTCAGACATCACTTATATTGTAAGTCCTAATATGTATTATGACTTGTTAAGTGATTCTGCCTTCCAAACTCTTGATGAAGTTGGAAGCGACTTGGCAATCCGAGTTGTTGGTACCATCGGAGCGGTATTTGGTTCTCCAGTAATCGTATCCGAAGAGTTTGCCGCAGAAGGCGCAGGTGTTCCTGTAGCTTTTGCTGTTTACGCACGCAACTATGTTGTTCCTCGTCTCCGCGGTGTAACCGTAGAGCAGGATTACGAAGTAATGAATCAGCGACGTGTAATCGTTGCTACTCAGTCTCTCGGTTTCGAAGAGCTTGTAGCAGGCGCGTCAGCCGACCAACCTTCAATCAAGATAGATTCTGTAGCGTAATACTACGGATTTATCCTAGAAACGCGGGGGAGGCCTTCCTCCCCCAGTTTTTACTAATTTACTTATGGCAGATTTAACAACTATAGCTGACTACAAAGATGCCGAAGGCATAAATAACCCCAAGCACGACTTGAGGTTAGAAGCTTTGGTACCTTCTGTGAGTCAATTAGTAAAAACTTATTGTGGAAACAGTATTATTGATTTCTTTAGTACGAATAAAGAAGAAGTACTAAATATTAATTGGGATACTTATATTGTTCAGTTAACAGAAAGCCCTGTCAATGCGCTAGTAAGTGTTGCAGAGCGACCGGACCAAGGAAGTGCATATGTATCACTTACTTCCGGAAACAATGACTTTTATTTAGATAAGTCCACAGATACAGTTTTTCGTACCAATTCAGCAGGTTACACGAATTGGAAAAGAGGGCCAGGAGCAGTAAAGATTGTTTATACCGCAGGGTATGCAACTACTCCGGCAGATTTAAAACTTGCCGTTTTTGATTTGATAAGTTATTATCTCAATGACGAGCATAAAGAAAGAAAGGTGTTGGCAGGTGCAACTATACAAAACCAAGGCACTACCTCTATGAGAGATAGTGTTGCGTTTCCTGATCACATCAAGCGAGTCTTAGACTTGTATAAGAATTTTTAATGGCTAAAGCAGAGGTACAAAGAACATTAAAAAGAATGGAAAAGTTTCTGGACTCGGAAGCAGCCAGAGGAGCAATAGACGGCCAACCTCAACGTGTGACAATGAGTTTAGAGCCAGTAGCCCAGTCTTTTTTAGAAGGGTACAACGCGGTAGTTAATAGACGAGTAAAGCAAAATAGCGAAGGATATGAGCCTCTTATACTAGATATAAAATTTTTTAGAAAAGCGGCGAAAG